GGGACTTTTCAGCTCATCAGAGCTTACGAACGGTGGTACGAAGGTCAGAGGACACTTACCAGGTGTCCAATAACTGGGGCGGGGAGGTTGTCAGACTCCGGGCTTCTCACACAAGCCCCCTTGCCGGACCAGTAGTTGGCGTTAACCTCTCAAGTATGCCCTTGGGACGGTCAGTGGGACATGGTGCTCCCACCGATCCTCGCCCTCCAGGTCATACTCTGGTCTAATGAACCAAGGCCACAGACTCTCAGCTCTCGTTGTTTCTCCACGACAGGTATAACGGTTCCAGTGGATTTTGTGGTCAGCGTTTAAAAACGCCACTCCACTAAGGTCCACAGGACCGTCTGATTTGTCGAAAACATCCTCGAGAAAGAGTTGCTGGCTAGGGGTCATGTGGAACACACGCTCAACTACAGATCTACTGCCCTCTCCAACAGGAACTGGAATGAAGGGACTTTTCTTGACCATCTTAAGAACTTTGCGCTCCCACCAACCTCTAGAGTTGGAGAGTGCCGCAGAGAGAAGACAATCACGCTCACTTGGCTTGTACTGGCTGGTCCTGAGCATCCAAAGGGCTACACTCTGAATTACTGGACAGCCGGGATACTGAGCCAGCATACTGAGTCCTTTGACTACAGCAAGATCGCGTTTCTTTTTGGGACTTGCACCTTGATAAGATGCATCCAGCCATGAACAAGTGGCTAGAGTTTTGTGAGGGTCAGCGAGAGCGCATCTATCCTCAGGGTCAAAGACAACCCCACAGAAAGACGCGTCGGACAAGCTACGCACAGGGGAAAGCTTAATCACAAACCCTAGGTCAAGAAAATCACCCTCAGAAGGCATAGGGCCATCAAACATGTACAGCCCATCGTCTCCTTCGACGACAGCAGCCACATTCTTTGCCCCTTTTTCTTTCAACACAAATAGGTTTATCATTAAGTTCGAGAAACCATTTCCCAAACTCGTCACCATCTCGCCGCTTAAGCGCCGAGCTAATAGCCTTACTAAGAATCCCTTCGCGGTGATTCTGTTCCAGCCTGAGAGAGCCTTAAAACGCTCATTTACTTCCTTAGGCCAAACGTGCTGCAACATGTATTCATAGAGTTGCATTTCGCACATCTCCATGATTTCTTTGGTGAAGCTCGCTTCAAAGGAAGAATAGTCACTCGCGTAACCATGCTCTCTTCCAG